CCCCCAGAGGATATGGGCGCAGAGAAGCATGGACGGAAAGGTATGGGATGAGCCAGCAGATTCGCTCGATCTTTACACCGACTACGTCAGAGCAGACAAGTACGCTGACCTTGAGCGACAGCGTGATGAGTTGGTTTCTCAGATCACAGATGCGCGGGAATTCCTGTCTGAGTGGGCCTCTCACAACCCACAGATTGAACGGATGAGTAGTGAAGAAACAGATCAAAGCAAGGTCATCTGCCCCGCATGTGCCTACCAGTTCAGAGCCATTTCAATGGACGATCAAGAAAAGTTGGCCGACCTTGAACGCCAGTGTGAATCGAGATACAAGGGCGCGAGGTGTGAACGAGAATTACCACACGTTCATCATTGGTGCGAGGCATTTGACGAGTGGTCAGATGAACAGGCAGACAAACCGGACATTGAACCGGACATGCCTGAACAGCTATCAGGTCACGAAAAAGATGCGCTGCAACTAGCACTAAACGCAAGCGGTAAACTGGTTGGTAAAAGTGTGCCGACCGATGACCTCATCCTCGCCAAGACAGGCAAGAGCAGGGAGTGGTGGAGGTATCACATGGCGGCAGAAAAGTTTGGCTACTCTGGCGATGCACCTGAGATGATCGTCAAGAAGGTAGACACACTGATGGAGGAACTGGAGAAGTGAGAGAGATTAAATTCAGGGCTTGGCTGGATCTTGAGCAGGGGCCAATATATGCCCCCACAGCCAGATACCACATAAGATTCTTTGATGAGGGTGCTATACTGGAGGACTATTCGCGTCCCGGTCATCTTGGCGAGGACGAGATTGCTATAGTAGAACAATACACCGGCCTAAAGGACAAGAACGGTGTGGAGATATATGAGGGGGACGTGCTGCACAGCGAATGTTTAGGGTATCAGGTCGTGGAGTACAATGTTGAGTTGGCAGGATTTACATGCGGAGACACTAGCCCATGTTATGGTGACGATGCCAGCGTGGTAACAGGCAACATCCACGAAAACCCTGAGCTTCTGGAGGCTTGACAACCCCTCGATCATCATGTATAATGAAAGGACAACCAACCGAGCATCATGCTCACAACTAAAGGAGAATGCCCTATGGCAATCGTAAAAGGTACTGCACTCTGGGCGAGTGTAACTCAGCCAAACACTAAGTTTGATCCTGTGTGGAGTATCAATGTCATCCCTGATGACGCAGAAGCCCTTGAGTATTTCAAGGAGAATGGCTTTAAGGTTAAGCCAACCAACGACGGACAAGAAGCTGTAGTTATTCAGCGTAAGGTTACGTCAAGGAACGGTAAACCTAACAAGCCACCTAAAGTAATCAACGCCGCTAAAGAACCTATTGATGTTCTTGTAGGTAACGGCTCTAAGGTTAATGTCCAGTACAAGGAATGGTCTACTGATAATCAGTATGGTTCCTTTAAAGGTCTTGACCTGATGGGTGTGCAAGTTGTTGATCTCGTAGAATACGGAGGCGATGCAGACGAGTTTGATAACCTCGACCCTGACTCTGAGTTCTAAATGTCCCACTGTGCCTTTGTAAGGCCCTAGACTTTAGAAAAGTACGACACCTGTACTACAAGTGGTGTGACTGCTAGGAGAGACTAGCACCTTTATCTGTACGAATGTACATTATTAATGGACAAGGAGTAAAGATGGACATTACAATCAATGGTAAAGTGTATGACTTCGAGAGCCTGACACCAGAGCAACGAGGTCTACTAAACCAACTGAAACTAGCAGAGACATTAGGTGAGCTAATGAATCATGCACACGACGAAGTAACTCGACTTATTATGGAGTCATTTGATGGGGACGAAGCGTGATCATCAACCCTGCTGGTGTGGTAATGGATCTGATAATACTACAGTAAACACTAACGGATCTGCTTATTGCCACGCTTGCGAAGACTATACATTTAACTATGCTAAATCCATAGGAGGTGAAGTGGAAGAACCAGTAAATAGTTTTAGCAGTACACCTCGTAAGTTTGCCGCTATCCCAGATAGAAAGATATCAGAGGAAACATGCCGCACTTACAGTGTTAAAGTATCAGAGGATGGAAGCAAGCATTACTATCCTTACATCACTAAAGACGGTGAAGTACTGGCTACTAAAGTACGACACGTATCTAACAAGTCCTTCTTCATCGAAGGTTCTATTAAAGAAGCTGGCCTCTTTGGTCAGACAGCATTCAAGGCAGGCGGTAAGTACATCACTGTAGTAGAGGGTGAGCTTGATGCCTTGGCTGCACACCAGATGACAGGTAACAAGTGGCCTGTTGTGTCCCTTAAGAACGGAGCAGGTGGGGGTGTTAAGGATGTTAAACAATCCCTAGAATACCTAGAAGGCTTTGACAATATCGTACTGTGCTTTGACATGGACGAGGCTGGTCAGGCTAAGGTATCTGACGTAGCTAAGCTATTGACTCCCGGTAAGTGTAAGATCATGAAGCTCCCTGATGGTTTCAAGGATGCTTGTGATATGCTTCGGGCTAATAAGGCTGCTGCTTTTGTTCAGGCTTTCTGGAACGCTGAAGTTTATATACCTTCAGGCATTAAGAATGTATCAGACTTAGAGGCTGATTACTTTAACAGACCAGACGAAGAAGGTTTACCTTATCCTTGGGAAGGGCTTAACACTAAGACTTATGGAGTACGTAAGAAAGAGTTAGTAGTCTGGACAGGTGGTACTGGTATTGGTAAGTCTAGTATTACTCGTGAGCTTGAGCATCACTTCATTACTCAGACAGATGACAACGTAGGTATCATCGCCCTTGAAGAAGATTGGCGGCGTACTATCGACGGTATTGTTTCTATCGAGGCAGAAGCTAGGCTGCACATCAAGCAGATCAGGGATGACTATGATCCTGTTAAGTTCAAGCAGCACTTCGGTAAGCTATTCTTAGGTAACAACAAGGACAGAGTGTATGTTCATAGTCATCTAGGTATACAGGACTTTGATGACATCATGGCTAAGCTAAGGTATCTTATCCTTGGTTGTGACTGTGAGTGGATCATCCTTGATCACCTTCAGATGCTTATCAGTATGGCTAATGGGCCTAACGAGCGTGAGATTATTGATGAGGTTATGCTCAGGCTACGTAGTATAGTAGAAGAAACTGGTGTAGGTATGATCCTTGTCAGTCACCTTAGACGTACTCAGTCTGATAGAGGTCATGAACAAGGGCTTGAAGTATCCTTGTCACACCTTAGAGGTAGTCAGAGTATATCTCAGATCTCTGATATTACTATTGCAGCAGAGCGTAACCAGCAAGCAGAGGATGGTACATCTAATATCATGAATCTTAGGGTGCTAAAGAATAGGCCGATTGGTGATACTGGTATAGCCTGTGCCTTGAGGTACGATACAGAAACTGGTAGACTTATTGAGGTTGATCCTGATGATGAGTTTACTAACGAGGAGTTCTAAATGAGTAATGTAAAGTTAATTAGTTATTCAAGCGGGGTAGATGACCTAACTTTAAAGGAGTTGGTGATCTACTGTGCTAGAGTAAGTAACCCAGCATCACAGGAAGCGGGGGATAACATTGATAAACTATGGAACTACCTCCAGCGTAACAAGCACTGGTCGCCTTTTGAAATGGCAAACGTATGTATTGAGATCAATACCACACGAGCTATCAGCAGGCAGATCATTCGGCACAGGTCGTTCACGTTCCAAGAGTTCAGCCAGAGGTATGCTAATCCTACTAAAGAACTTGGATTTACTTTAATGGAATGCAGGCTTCAGGATGAAACCAATAGACAGTCTAGTCTTGAGACAGACAATGAAGAACTACGTAGGGCTTGGGTTAGTATGCAGTCTAGAGTAAAGGACGTAGCCTTAGCCGAATACCTTAAAGCTATTAAGCTTGGTATTGCCAAAGAACAAGCACGAGGTCTATTGCCTGAAGGACTGACTAACTCTAGGTTGTATATGAATGGTACATTGCGTAGTTGGTTCCACTTCTGTGAGGTACGGCAGGACTTGACAACTCAGAAAGAGCATCGTATACTAGCGAAGCAATGTGAGGAAATCATTAAGGGTTTGGTAGAATGAGCAGGCATCATAAAGGTAAGGTTATTATCTGTATTC